CCTGAGACCCGGTCGCGACAGTCCAAAGGTTGATACCCCGGTTCTGCCATTCCTGAGCCATGAAGTTCAGGGAGCGACGGGCGGTCCTCAGGTCATACCCTGTCCGCAGTTCCAAACCGGCACGTTCGTACGCCTCTTCGACGATCTCGGCGAAGTCTGGATTAAACGTCGCTGTGCCGCTGGTAGCCATTAGCGATAGGTGCCCTTGGTCTTGCCCTTGATGGCGCAGCCGTCGATGCGTCCGCCCTTGGCGTATCCAATTCTGCCACCGCCCATCATTTTGCCCTTACCGTCAGCAGCGAAGAACGGAACTTTTTGCCCGCCCTTGTCTACCATTTTGAGACTGCCACCAGTGGCGTACTTAGCCATTCCACCACCCATCATCTCAGAGGGTTCCATACCATTGGACTTCTCAATCTCAATCTTCGTGACGGAACCGTCTTCCGGCATACCCATCTCGCGCTTTTTCTTGCGCTCCATGAGTTTGCCGACAAGGCCCAATGCGCCCATGCCACCGAGATCGCCCTTCTCCAATGCGCCGATCAAGCCTTGACCGGCAATGCCAAGCGGCAATCCCTTGAGACCAAGGTCATCCAGAATGCTGGACTTCTTCTCCACCTCTACCGAGGTAGAGCCGCCTTCCTGATAACGCTTCATCTTTTTCATCTTCATGATTAGCCCCTCGTGAGGCCGCGCACCGCGCAGCCATCGATACGACCACCTACTGCCTTCTTTTCAGGCTTGCTCATGCCAGCCTCAGAGAGAGCAATAGCAATAGCCTGCTTGCGATTCTTCACCACAGGCCCTTTTTTGCTACCAGAATGCAGAGTTCCTTCTTTGAACTCGCGCATTACCTTGCGAACCTTACCCGGCTTTTCAATTTGCTGGGACATGTTTGCTCGTGACATAGCCATGTCATTTACCTCGTTGTCTAAACGGTCTTACTTTTTGCGCGATGCCTTTCGGTTGCGCGACGAACTGCTTTCCTTGGGCTTTACCTTTTCGCTTGGCTGCGGTGGTTCTGGCGTATTCGGCTGGGGAAAGAGCCTTGATCGCAGCCTCTGGAAGATATCTTTCGCCAGTTTGACTAGATGGCTTACCACTTTTGGTTCTCCATTTCTGAGCGGTCCACGCTTTCAAAGACTGCTGTGGGGATTTCATCGACTGGCCTTCACGACATCGTCGCCCTTGGTGACAGTCACATGACCGTTCTCAACATCCACTTTCATGGGTTGTTCTTTGCGGTCTAACTTATCCAGTTTGCCAATGAGTTCCTTGATAACGGCAAACTCTGGCTTGTCTTCCTTCTCGCTGGCTCCCGCAATGCTGGCCAACATGGAGATGAGTGCGGTGAGCGATGCGCCTAAAAGGCCCATCACTGCCGCGATCTTTTCGGAATCCAACGCCAAACTAGAGAGAACGCCAATCACGACGATGGCGGTGATGTACTTGAGTCCGTCTTTACCAATGGCCTTTCCAGCCACTTCCTTGGCAGACGACTTGGCTTCAAGCCGATTCAGTTCGGCTTGGACCTGTGCCTTGAATAATTCAAGATCAGTCCCGGTATCCACCGCCTTTCTCCTTGTACTTCTTAGCCAACAACTGGGCTTTGCGGGCTGACCACTGACCTGCCTTGGTTCCCTGTACCGAAGCGGCCTTGATCTGGTTAAACAATGCTTTACGCATCTCGGGCTTGGTGTAGTTACCGGCTGCGTTCACTTTGCTCTTGGCTTTAGGCACGGCGTTCACCTGTCATGATATTGGTCGCGATGCGATCAATCTTTTGTTCCAGTCGATCAAGCCGGTCAAGGAGCATCTGAGAGTCCGCTCGGACTTCCGCTCTCGTGACGTGATCCCTTGCTACTTCCTCTCGGGTCTTGTTGAGAAGAATGCCAAGGCGCTGCAGTTCAGCAAACTTGTCTTTCACAACCCAGCCCAGTATTGCGACGATGAGCGTCAACACCATATTCCAAATCATCATTTCCATCGGCGATTACCATTTAACCTTGTCAGCCCAATAGGCTGCACTCATCTTGCCTTTGGAAATGTTTTTGGCGTGACGTGCTTTAAACGACTCACGTCTGTTGCGATAAGACTCCGATTCCCCCGCTTTCTTTGGGGAACCGGATACGCCTTGTTGTCCAAAGCGAATGGTCTTTACTTGATCGCCAGACTTAGCCACCACCACATGGGACTTAGTGGGATGGCTAGGGGTGCGCTTAGGCTTGTTGTAGCCAGACACCCCGATACGCTTGAGAACCGCATCTTTGGCCATGACTTACCCGCAAATAACTGTGGCATGAGTTAGATTGGTCAGCGTCATGATCGCGAAGTCGCCATCCCGACTCTTGGTGGTCAGAATGCCTTCTCCCGGAATGATCATGTCTTGAGAGAGCGTTCCACTCGGAACAGCCATGTTAAGCAGAACTTTATTGCTGGGCTTGGCCGTAAAGACGATGGACCCGTTTGATCCATTGCTCACGAAATACACGCCCTTGATACGGGTTCTGGGGAACGCCAGATCACCGCCATAGCCAATCTTGATGGCTCCCGTCGAAGCCGCACTGATCGTGATGCTCTTGATGGAGGTGTAATAATTGGCTGAGTAAACAGTGGTAGTGTTAGGTCCAGTGACGACTTCCTGAACGATGCCGTCAGAACCCACTGCGCCTACCTTGACTCCGGTGATTCCAAAGGTCACGCCAGCGTCATTACCGCTGGAAGTGATGGATACCTTATAGCCAGTGCCATTGATGCCAATGTCATTGGCCCGCAGGCTCAACGTCCCGCTGGCTGCGATAGTGGCAGAGGCAAAAAAGAAGTCGTCGTCAGAATCGGGACTGACCGCCCATACATCGTACTGCATTCTGGATCTCCATTAGGTTAAAGGGGGCTTACGCCCCCTCGCAAAATCTTACGGAGTCAGGCTGCTGTACAAGGCGATGTACTTGGTGGTCCCACCTACATTGACCGGGATATAACCCACCTGTGACGAGACCGTGCCGGAGACGTTTCCCGTCGCCAGAGTGGTGCTGCCGATTACGAGGGTGGTCGCGGTCACGATGGTGGCCGAAACGTCGCCAATAAAGCCGTTATCGGACTCAACCGGACCGGAGAAAGTTGTACGAGCCATTTTAAAACCTCACATGCGAGTTGCCCATCAGTCTGCATGTCGTCAGCCGGGTCTGTCTGATGGGCTGGTTTACCCCGGAATAAAGAATTTATACGCCTGCAGATTTAAACAGTCAATAAAAAGGGGCTACAGGTTTTTTACGCCTGCAGCCCCAATTGCTAGCCTATCACTCTCTAGGACAGCCTGAATATATATCAGGCCGAACCCGGTGAGCCATAGATGCCGAGCGGGTCAGACACGCCGAACGAATAACGCTCGCGAGCCTTGTACCGCACGTTGCCGGTGTCGAAGTCGCCATCCATGCTCGTCGTCATCGGCGTACGCACGAAGTGCTTCATGCCATTCGGTACGTCCGTGATGATGAAGAAGGCATTGGTGTCGGTCAGGTAATGGTTGACCGCATAGCCCTCAGGGATAGCGCCCATGTTCCGGATCGCGTTGATGTCGTTGTCGGCAGTCGCCGTACGGAGAGTGGTCTCCATGAGGCGCTCTGCCACGAACATCAACTGAGACGGAACAACGAGACGGCGCGGGCGGGCCGCAATGAGGAGGCCACGCTCGTCTTCGAAGTTCGCAATCGCAATGATCGCGTCTTCCAGCGAGGTCTCATTGAGGTCAGCACCGACCGTCGGACGGTTCGCGTTCGTGCCACCGGAGACAAGGGGATGCGCCGTGCTGAACAGGGTCACACCGTCGCCCGACTGGAACGTGGTGAAACCGTTGTTCAGGAGAGCCGCCGCCTTGACCTGCTTGGTGTTCGCCATACCGCGAGCCAACGCCTTGGTGTAACGAGCAGAGAGTTGGTCATAGAGGTTGTCCTCCATGGCTTCCTCAGTGATCGAAAAGCCCATTGCGATGGTTTCGTGGTTGTAGCGAGCGGTGAACGCTTCCTGAGCGTTGTCGTAAGCAATGGCAGCACCTTCGGCCTTAACCGGGGCAGTACCAAAACCGGACAACTTGACTTCCTCTTCGAAGGCTTTCTCCGAAGTCTCGGTCTCATAGATGAGCGTATGCTCATCCTCATACTTGGCATACTCCAAGCCGAAGAGCGCGTTAAGCCCCGGCAGGAGTTCCTTCAACATTTGTGCGCGTGAAATAGCCATTTTTTAACTCCTAGTTATCCGGTGCCTTACTGCCCAGACGTGCTGCTGTAGTAGGCGTGAACAAGGAGATTGGCCTTGACCAAGATCTCCGGGTACACGGTGAATACCACAGTTGCGCCAGACGGGATGGAAGTGACTCCGCCCGGAACGGCAACAGCCGCATTCAGCACGAGAGAAGTCGAACCTGCCGCATACGAGGTGGGCAAGAACGAACCCGTCTGAATCAACTGACCATTCGAAGCGTAGTACGCCACGCTAGTACCTGCCGGGAGTGCATCCGTCAGACCCGCACCCGTGAGGGTGAGCGTGGTCGTCTCAGACGAACCCGTCGCAGTGTAACTATAGGCCGTGTCCTCAACGACACCGACGCAACGAACCGGGAGGATCGTCGTGACCGGGGTCGCCGTGGGGGCCAGCACCGCATTCTTGGAGTTGCCGGTGTTCACGTTGCCCGTGTTGTTGATCATCGACAAGTTCGCGCCCACGAGAGCATACGAACCCGACGCGACCGCCGCAGTGGCAGAGCAAACAACCGCCTTGAACACGGTGTCCGGATCATCACCGACGTACGCAATCGCATCACCAGCCAGCACAGAGGCGGGCCAGTACTGCGAGAAACGCTTCGTCTTGGTGACCGGGTCCGTGTAGGAGCAGCCCAAGAAGATACCGTCAAACTGCGCCGAGCCGGTTCCCGTAGAAACCGTAGCGCGGGTGACAGAACCACGAAGAACCTTCACGAAATCACCGTAGAAGATATCCGTGGCGTAGCCGTATTGAATCGGCAGGGCACGGGTCGAACCCGCGAACACCTGCCCGCCGATCAGGTTGATCGGCTTCAGGCCGTAAGGGCCTGAAACTTCAGTTCCAGATGCCATTTGAGATTACCTCACAATAAGTTTAAACGATTTGATGGTGTTAACCACGTCCAAAGGTTGTGCGCGTTGAACGCTCCGGATTGAGGAGCGGCATACGCGGATCATTTTCTCGCAGATAACTGCGATCCACGCCATCAATCTGTCTGTCCGAAACTTCTTGGAAGTACTTCTGCCGTTGCTTCATCTTCTCTTCTGGGGCCTTGCAGAGCAGCAAGCCACCGACTTCGACATTCCCTTTGAACTGAGAATTGATGTCAGACATGATCTTCAACTCAGGATGATCTTCTGCCTTGACAGGTTCCCAGCCCTCACGGAACTGGCGAGAGACGTTGGTGTTGTCAGCACGTCCCAGTGAAGAAGTACGAATCCAGCGAAATACCCAGCCATCTTTCGGCTCAGGGACTGGCAGCGCGGATTGCGGCACCCAAGAATCGTTAGGACGAGACTCGGCTTGCCGGTCTACACGAATGTTGCGCTCATTAGCCATTTGAACTCTCCTTAATGAGTTGTTTGGCGTACTGCTCCGGGGTTAGGCCAAGTCTCCTAGCGAGGGAAACTTGTGTGGCAGACAGTTGGATTTTGCGCGGTTTCGCACCGTTACTCCGATTGGAGGGGGCTACTACCGTGGAGGGGGGCTTTTGGGACGGAGCGGAAGTGACTTGCACATCCTCTTCGCCAAAGTAAGTTGGGAAATGCGAACGCATGGTAGCGTCGATCTCTTTGAAGTACTCGTCTGATTCGGGCTGTACGCCTTTGAATCGTACCAGTTCTTCATGGGTCGCATAGGCCAGAGCGGTCATCTTGAGGTGTTGGGGGTTCCCAAACCAAGGATTGCGCTGGGTCCATGCGATGGTTTTCTCAGTCACCCTCGGGGCTTGGGGTTGCTGATAAACAGGCTGCTGAACCGCTGTTTCTTGCGGCTGGGGTTTTGGTCGAGACTGAAGGTTACGTTCGTATCTTTCAGCCTCCCGGAACTCCGTCTGTGCATTCAGCAGACTTTCCTGAGCAGCGATGATCTTTTCAGCGTCACCCTGCTCGTAGGCTTCTTTGTAGCGGGTCTTGGCTTGCTCAAGGGCGATGTTCGCCTTGGATTTGATCTGCTGTACGAGTGCGCTCTCACCCCGCTGGATGAGGCTTTCGTACTGCTGATTTTTCTGTGCAAGTTGCTGTGCGAACTGGATGGCTTCCTCACGCATGCGCTCCGCAGCCTCACGCTGACGGCGCTCTTCGTGCTGTTCGTACTTCAACTTGTTGATGCGGTCACGGACTTTCTTGCCGTAAGAGGAGAGTTCCTCATCAGACTCTTCGACAGAGTCCGCCGCCTTGAGAGGTTTTTTCGGGGTGTCGTCTACGATCTCCAGTTCCACTTCATCGGTGACTGGCGTAGGCGCTTCTTCCTTCTCAGGTGCCCCCACCTGATAGGAGACCCCGAAAAACTTATCTTCCTTCGATGTCTGTAACTCGCTCATGCTTTCACCACTCCCCTCGGATCTTCAACGATGGCCTCAACGGAATCATCGTTGATCAAACGGAACTCTTTGCCATGTACCTTGAAGCGCGTACCGGAGTAGGACCGCATCATGATCCAGTCCCCTTGTTTACAGTACGGACCTGAAGGGAATCGCTCGGGGGATTTGTATGCATCGGGACCCATCTCTAGGACGAACCCGACGATGCTTCCAATCTCTTCGGCTTGAAGAGTTTGCGAAGCCTTGATAATGCCCCCTTCGGTCTTCTCCTCAGGGTCTGGAAGTGCAATGAGTAGTTTGTAACCTGTGGGTTTCGGTAACTGACTCGCTAGTTTTTCAGACATGTTTCCTCGCACCGGGAGTTTAAACGTGCCCGGAGTCACGCGCACCGCAAAATGCGGAGATGTTTAATCGTCATCAATTTGCTTGGTTAAGTCAAGCAATTCTCTCTCTGCTAACGCTAGACCGTGTATCACGCCACAACACCTCTTGTAGTCGGCGTAATCAGTACACGCGCCTCCGGCGATGTGATCGGCCATCTCGTTCATCTGACTGCGGATCTGTTTCCGCAGGAAATCAGCGAGATTGTGGTGGCTTGCGCTCTGCATTCAGAAGTTCCCGTGCAATCTGGACACCTAACTTGGCCCCTTCGACCTGATCCCGAGAAGCAATTTCCTTGCTCTGGAGTTCGGCTTGGGTGTTGGTGCTGGCGATTTGAACCCCGAGACGCGCACCTTCGATGCGCTCTTGGGCCTTGAGTCGTTCCTGTTCGGACTGCATCCGCATCTGGGCCTTCTGCATATCGGCCTGAATCTTGGCCATGTCGGCTTGGGCCTTCTGCTGGATTTCCTGTGCGCGGAGTTGCAGTTTCTGCATCTCCATCTGCAGGACCGGATCTTGGGCTTCTTGCATCTGCTTCTGCATCTGGGCTTCGGCCTGATCGCGTTGCAGTAACTGGTTGGCAGCGGGAGCCACCAACTGGGAAATGCGATATTCGATGTCCTCTGGGAGGGGTTCCCCCGGAGGAGGCAGTTTGACCCCGAGTTCTTTTTCGATCTCGGATCGGTATTTAAACGCCAAATGCTCGGCCATGTGAGCCGCCAATGCGCCTTGCATGGCTTGGGCATTGGGAGATTGACCGATCATCTGCTGCAGTTTCGGGTCCTGCATGAAAGCCATGTGGGTCTGGATATGGGCTTCATGGTCCTGATAGATGAACGCCTTGATCGGCTGGTTGTTGAGAAGTCTCATGTTCTCGCTGACCGGGTCGGTCGGCGGGATCTCCTCCTCAACCTTGACGATCTCGCTCGCGTCTTGAATACCCAAGGTATCCAACATCTGACGATGCAAGAGCGGCATGTTGAACATCTGCGGTGCCGAGCCAGCCAGTTGTAGCGCGGCTTGGTATTTCATGATCCGCTGGGCCATGGTTCCCGCATTGGGATCTGACACCGGAACAATATCGATCCGGTCATCAAAATCCTGCGCGGTGAGTTGTTTGCCCTTGATGTCGTAGGGATATTCACGAGGACCGTAGTCTTTGACGAGGTTCGCGAGGATCTTCAGTTCCTTCTTCATCGATGCGTGTAAACGCGCCTGCACGGCGCTTTGTACCTTCATCGATCTTTCCAACAAGGCAAGGGTGGTTCCCACCGGAGCCTCGTTGTTCATGTCCGCCACCTTCATGTCGGACTGCGAAGCGAACCTTCTACCTTCCTCAACGATGTTCCCAAGCAAACTATAAAGAACACCGGAGGGTTCTTTGTAAGGCAGGAAGGTAATGTTTTCTTTTAAGGTTCCAGACGGAATGTCCACATCACGGAACTCACCCGGCATGATGGGTGTATCGTCGCCTTTGATCCGGAGTCCGCGAGTCTTCAGTCCGCCCGGAAGATTGGAAAGGGTTCCCGCATCTACCAATTGGCGGAGAATGGAGGTCGCGGATTTGGCAAGACCGCCCACAATATGGACGAGTCCGAAGCCATAGAACCCCAGACCCGGCAGATAGACGTAGTGAACAAAGTGCTGACGGCGCTTTTTAATCGGGTCGCCTTCGTACCAGTTTCTGCGGATCGACAGAACCGTTCTGGAACCTTTATCGATGGTGATGACATACGGCAACGCAATGCCGGTGGGTTCCCCGTCAATGGTGTCTTCAAAGCCGGGGAGGTCGTAATCAATCAACATCTCTAGCAGGGTGTGCCTGCCATCGATATCCATCGACGCATCGCCGGTCATCTTGTCGTATTTCTTTTGGATATCGGTGATATCTGGCGCAGCGGGCGGCAGATCGACATCCACATAAAACCCAGAAACTTGAAGTTTGCGAACTTCGTTCGGGGTCTTCTTCATCACATGC